GGGCGCTGGGAGAGAAAGCTCGTTACGGCGCCGCCATGCGTAAAGCGGGTTTAGATATTGACAACCTAGACGATGCAATGCAACAGGCCCTGAAGAACTCAGGCCTAGCACAGAGAACAAGCTCTATCGCGGGCACGGATTTTGGCAACATGCTTGCTACAGACTTGATTAAACAAACCATGCCTACATACTCCATGGTCCCTGAAGCAATCAAAGCACTGCGTCGAATCCCGGTCATGGGTAACTTTATTTCGTTCCCTGCGGAAATCATCCGCACTACAGGCAACATTCTTAACCGCTCGGTCAAAGAACTTTCGTTTAAACCGACCAAAGAGATGGTTGAGGCTATGGGTCAGGAGAACGCAAACGCATTTGCCCGTCAGGTCCGAGGTATTGGGGCGGAAAGATTAAGTGGTTATGTCGCCATGGCCGCTGTTGCGCCAATGGGAATACGAGACGCATCGCACACCATGCTTGGTATCACCGAGGAGGAGGAAAACCTTCTTCAAAAAGCTGCGCCGCCTTGGTCCTTGGGCAACACATTAATGTACATAACCAAGCCCGACGAAGACTTGAACGCCGAAGCTGTGGACCTATCCTACATGCTACCATACGAATTTATGTACGCTCCGGCTCGGGCTGCGCTACAGATATACCAAGAGAAGGGTGAGCTTAATGCAAACGAGGCTAACCAAATTGCCTCTGGTGCGTTTGCAGCATTTAAGAAGTTTGCAGAGCCCTTTGCTTCCGAGTCATTGGGCGCGGAAAGGCTGCTCGATGTTACCATTCGTGATGGCAAGACCCAAACCGGAGCGGAGATATATGAGTCTGGAGAACTTCTAGGCGACCGACTTCAAAAGTCATTGGTCCACGTTGCGGGCGCGTTTATGCCAGGGGCAATAGAACAGTTCACTACAGTTAAAGGTGGTGAATTTAAACAAGGGCGAAGCACTCGAGCTCTTACGGGTACACCAAGTAAATCAGGAGATGATTACAGCATTGCCGAAGAAGCGGGCACCATGCTCACTGGTTTACGTCCAATGAAAGTTAACATAGGACGGACCCTTGGTTACAACGGTGGCGCCTACGCAGCGGATCGCTCAAGCTCCACACAGATATTTACTAAGGTCGCCGACGACAACGATGCCACGGTCGAAGATATAACCGATGCATACTTCCAAGCCAATGAAGCTAAACGCAGCCATCAGGCCCGTCTTAAAATAAAAATTGATGCCGCGTTGGCGGCGGGCATGACTAAAGTTCAAGTCAGGCAAGCGTTTAAAGACACTGGGGTGACCTCAAAAGAACTAAACAACATCTTCCGCAACCGATATGACCCTATAAAAATCAGCAGGGCATTACTTAGAGAAGTCAGCCGAGAAGTTAACGTAAAAAAAGAAAGCCGGATTCTTTCTAGAGTTCCAACGCAAGAGGTGAATGCAATTCGACGTTCTCTAATTAATACGGAAATTATTGCGGGCGAGAAACCGGTGGAACCAGATTACGTTCCACCTCAATCTTTAGGACCAGTGAACCCCTCAGATTACGTTCCGCCTCAATCTTTAGGACCAGTGAACACGGTTACCACTCCGCCCGAGCCCACTGAATCATTCGTCGCGCCTGTAACTAACGCGATTAGCGGAGCGGTGGACACGGTCGGCGAGGGCTTCGGTAACTTGTACGACAGAGCACGGACCTTTGCGCCTAGTCTACTGGGTGATCCAAAGAACCAATCAATTGTTGACCGTGATCGTCAGTAAGACTCAATCGTCAGCTTGATACCGTTGCCGCCGAACAGCCGAACTATCTCATCGGCTGCGGCTTCGGTCTCGGCCAGCACATCGCCATCGTTGGTCAGGGCCGCGAGGTTTATTGTGGTTCCGATAAAGTCCATGAGGGCTTCTACCTGCATAGGGTGCATCTGCTTAAACCCTAAGCTCTTCATTTTTGGATCAATCATTCTATGTCTCCCCAATCTTTTTGGATATCTACGTCAATTTTAGATGGCACCTTGAGCTCTACGCCTGTTTCCATAAGTTCTTTGATGTGGTTCGCTTGCTCCGTGCTATCTATGTTAAAGCATAGCTCATCATGAACTGTCAGCATAGGGGTATGTCCCGCTTGGTAGCAATCAAGCATCGCTTTCTTAGTCTGGTCGGCCGCCGATCCTTGGATCAATCTATTTAACGCCTTGTAAGTAAACGCTCGTTTGATGCCGTTGGGGCCGCCGTATTCTTTCTGAGCCTCATCATGTGGCAGGGCTTTGCCGGTGCCGAACTTAGTTGGCTCCCAAAGATGAAACCTGCACTTGCGGCCTAGTAGAGTACGGATCTGCCCGTGGCTAGAAGCTCTACGAGATGCCATCTCAGCAAGCGCCTTAACAAACGGGACTTTGTTGCGGTGCTGGGTCATCAGTTCTTTGGCCCCTTCGAAGGAGACATCGATCTGGTCGGCTAGTTTGCCTGCCCCCATGCCATACATGATTCCCAGGTTCACGGCCTTGGCTTCCTTGCGGCTAATGCCCGCTAGGTCGGCAACCATCTGGTGCAAGTCTACGTCTGAGGTGTTGTATTCATGGACGATGTCGTCAAGCAGATCCTTGCGAGGCATGCTCCCCACGCTGGCCGCGAAGTGTACCAACAATCTTGGCTCTTGGCTAGAATAATCGAACGATCCCCACTTGTATCCGTCCTCTGGTATAAACAACCCACGGATTAACTTCTTGATGTCCTTGTCTCTCGCCGGAATCTGCTGGAGATTGGGGTTCGAAGAAGAGAACCGCCCAGTAACCGTGCCGCCTTCGTCCCTGCGCGTGGAGTGTAGCTCGGTATGGATGCGACCGTTGTGCTCATGCCGCAGGATGCTGTCGATGAACGTGCTGTCAGCCTTGTCGAACTCACGGAGCTTAACTAACTGTTGGCAGATTTCTGACGGGTGACTGTTGAGCCACGATTTTGTGAACGAGACAGCGCCCTTCTCGGTTCTGGGGTACGTCAGACCCATCTTGTCAAACATCTTTGCAATGGATGCGGACGCCCAGATGTCAACTTCTACACCACTTTCCTTTTGAATAGATTTACGAAGCTCTTTGGTTTTATTACGGATAAACTTCTTGTTCCTCTCGGCCTTGTCCAAATCCACCCGTACTCCGTTACTCCGCATGTCCAGCATGCAGGGGATCAGGTCTGTCTCGATGTTCCAGATGTGCCACAACTCTTGCTCTTCAAGCTCTATCTTCAGTGCGTTCCATAGCGCCAGTGTTGCCACGGCATCCCGCTCGGCGTAGGCGCCCACATACATAGGAGGGAGTTGCCACATCTCAGCCTTCGGGTTAATGCCCCATGCCTTGGCTGCGGCTTTCAACATCTTCTCGTCCTTGCGGATACCAGCATAGTCCCGAGCCATAGCGTCAAGGCCAAAGGACCAACGGTTCTCGTCCACCAGCGCACCGGTAATCATAGTGTCAATGATCTTGCCCTTGATCTCTACACCCTCGGCTCTCATCCACCCCGCATCGTAGGTTGCGTTGTGCATAATCACGTTCATGTCAGGCACGGCCATCTGCTTGGCAAGCCAGCGCATTGCAATCTTAGCGTCTAGGTTGTGGCCGTTGGCATGGCGGATCGGGAAGTAGCCCTTGTATTCTCCGGCGGCTACAGCAATCCCAATGATGTGACCGTCCTTACGAGCCCAACCTGGGCCCAAGGTCTGGATGTTTGGATCCTTGGTCTCAAGGTCCACGGCCACATCTTTGTAGCCTGTTAAATCAGGAAACTCCGTAGGGATATTCCAGTCCTGATCAACTAAGTTTAGCTCTCCCTTGAATTGGTGGTGCAAATCGCTGCCAAATAGATTAGTCATTCTTAGTAACTCCGTACTTGGTCATGCGCTCGTTGGATTCGCGTACCCTCTCCGAGAACTCACCCCCAAGGGCAGTGTATCCTGCCTTGTCCGTCCATGAATCGTCGTGGTCAATAGTATTGAGCAGCCGCGCTGTCTTTACCCAGTCCATCATCAACACAACGTGTTGCGCAGTCAGGTAGCCGTGGCTTATCAGAGCCCCGTTCATGATGATGTTCCACCCCTCTGCAATCCTGCTGTGGTTGTCGAACGCATCGCCATAGTCCTTGGCCCTCTGTCCATTGATCAGTTCTTTTGCAGTGTCCAGTATTTCATCACGTTTCATTTTATAATCTCCAAGTTAACGGGTCTTTGTTTTGGCCTAACGCTAGTCTTTACAGCAGTCGGATGGTCATACGAATAGAAGATATGATACCCAATACGCGCAACCCTATGTAGTTTCTTGCGCCAAACTGGTCGAACATCTGGTGT